GTTCCTCGATCTTCTTGATACGACCCTCTAGCGCCTCGATTCCGGACGCTACCTTAGCCATACCCTCTTCGACCTTGGAGAGAGCTTCTGCTTTCAGCATTCCTTCCAGACGTGTATCCAAGGCCTGATTGAACTTTTCGACCAGGCCGTCAAACGCCTTGGTAAGATTCTCTTCCTGGTGTTCCGCTGCATCGAAGATCTTGGCCAGTTTGGCCGCCACCTCATCCTCAGCGCCAGTGTTGTCATTGATCGCTGCCTCGGTGACCTGGTGGTCCTCGGGCCCGTAAGTCGTGCCCTTCTGCAGTGCTGTAGCGTGGCCGACGATGTGGGCAATCTGGATGGCGGAGTCCTTGCTGATGCGGGCGCCGGTCTTCTCCAGGTCGCCAGGGGGATCATTTTTTTCAGCGCTCTCGCTGCCCCGGACCTGCTTGATCTGCTTCATGGCCTCTTCGAGCGACGTTAACGCGGCATCCAGCGCCTTCGTGTCCTTTGTCTCGTCGGTCAATGCCGCAGCCTTGCCCAGAGCAGCAACCGCAGCAGCCAACGCTTCAAGCCCTTTGATTTCCACTGATTTTTCCTCCTTGTCATCTGGTGTCTTGATCTTGCCATCGCTATAGGAATAACCCTCGCCGGCAGCAGAAGCGATCCGGGCGCCAATCTTCGCCCACTCCTCGGACGTGTAACCGCCGTCCGACATCTGGCCATCCTGGTTGAAGTAGGAGACGGCAGCCTTGATATGTTCGCTGTCTGTGGGATAGGCGTAGTTTACCGGGTCGCCGTAGTCGCTCTCTGCCGTGGGATAGTCTTTTGGTGGCGTCAGGTGGCCTTTGCCGTCCTTGAAGGCGATGCCGTATTTCTTCGCCCGTTCAGCTGCAGCGTCTTTCAGCTTGTCCTTTGCGCCCTCAGCATCCGGGTCGTCGCCATCAGCCTTGGCCGCCGCCCGCTTGGCAATCTCGGCCTCGATGATTTTCTGAGTCTCGACGGGGATATAGGTCTGCTGCACCTCAACCGGATCCCCCAGGGTCACCGTCGATCCATCATCGGTGTACGGTACCTGGAAATACTGGCCCTTGTCATAGCAGTAGACAATGACATGATCGGAGAAAGTGGACACGATGTAGCCGTCCCAGTAGGTGTGGAACGGCCCGGCGAACTGACAGTTGCAGGCGGCGTCGATCCGGTTCCTCAGATCTTCGTAGCTGCCCGTGAGCGCCTTCTTCTGCACAGGTTCGAAGGCCTCCAGGCCGGTGATGCCATCGGCCTTGATAGCGTCGTAGGTGCAGCCCGGGCAGCAGGGATTGTCGACCAGACTGAGTTCGGCCAGCTTGGGAATATACCGAGTGGCACTCTTTACAACATCCCGCCAGCGCTTAGCGTAAGCTCCTGCAATGCTGTAGGCGTTCAGGATGCCCTCGTCGATCTTTTCTATAGTGTCGGTGATGGTCGAGGGGACCTTGACGCCAACATAGATGCCCTTGACGGTCTCCTTGCCGCCCTTGCCGTCGTCGACCTCTTTCTCCCCGGCCTCCCAGTTGATGACCTTGCCAACGGCTTTCTTGTCATGCATCTCCCGGACATTACCCAGGCTCTTGCCGCCGGTCGCCTTGGAGATCTCGTCTGACCAGTCGGCGAAGGCCTGCTTGGTTCCCTCGAAGTCGGCGATCTCGTTGGCCTTGTCGACCACCTCCAGGGTGGCGAAACCCCAGACCTCGCGGCCGCCATCATCAAGTTTGATGACCTTTTCAATCGGCGCTATGATGCGTAAAGTGGCCATTTATTCGCTTCCTTTCAGTGTTTTCATCGTGGCCTCAACCTCCTTGGCGCCCTGGTTGTAGAAGCTCTGCTCGTCCGGGGCCAGTTCTTTGAGCAGCCGCATGAACTCGCCGGCATGCACCAGCTCCTCCTGGGCGACATCCTTCAGGACGGCCTGGGCCAGTAGATTGTCGGTAGACTCGGCGAGCTGGGTGTAGAACTGCACCGCCTCATACTCGGCAGCCACGACGAAGCGGACCGCCCGCACCAGTTCCTGCGGTGTAAGGTTGGGTTTCGCATGCCCGGCAAAAGGGTTACCGAACTCAGGCACTATCATCATCACCTCGATCGGGAACGGAGTCGGGATCAGCCCACCCGAACGAACGTACGCAGTTACAATGCTCTAGCACATTGTCCCGGGCATAAGCTATCGTCCATATTTGGCCGTCTGCTGTCTGGCAGGCATCGTCATAGTCACCGTCGAACACGGTCACCTTGTCGCCGCCCCCAGCCTCGTAGGTATCCAGGCCAGCGTTGTTCCAGCAGTTCCCGGTCTCGGTTCTGGCGATGGTCTCAGCCCTGGTGTCGCTGAAGGCGTAGGAGTCCTGAATGCTCTTGGCAATCTCTGCCGGTGTCTGCCCCTCGTGCATGTACGTCTCCAGGTCTGACTTCAGCATGTCCCGGGTGGACTCTTCGATGGAGAACTTCGGGTTGGGGTTGTCGATGACGCTGCCGTCAGCCAAGACCCGCTTGCCTACCAGATCGGCGGTGCGATCACGCATGTAGTTGTTTGCCAGAGTCTGGAAGAAATCGCCGGACTCCGCCTTAAAACTGATCTCCGCCGCGGCCTCGTCAGCGCCATCCAGGTAAATCTGCACCAGGTTGTCGCCAAGCAGCTTCATGGCAACCTCATTCCAGGTTGGCACCTTGTAGCCTTTGGCAATCTTCGCGGCCAGGTTCTTGATCTGCGCATCCAGCAGGGCGTCCTTGGCCAGCTTCTCTGCTTCTAGCTGCTGCTGGATGTCCGCTGCAATGACCTTGCTCTGCCCTGCCAGAAACTCGTGGACGTCCGGCGCGAACCGTCCAACCCATGCCTCTTCCTTCTCGCCCTTGAATTTCAGTGCGCCGGCAGACTTAAAAAAATCATCCTGCAACCCGAAGGCTGCCTTCACCTCCCCGGGAGTCTGGGCTTTCTCCAGCTTCGCCCAGATAGTGGCCAGCGCCAGGGAAGGTATCAGATCGGACTTAAAAAGACGGGGCTGCTTCCCGTCTCGAACACGTTTCAGGCTGTTTTGCACCCAGCGCTTGATCTCGGCCTGGGCCTCCTTGTCCTTGTCCGTCCCTGGTTCAGGCGGTGTTCCTTTCGGCGTTGCTCCCTGTTGCTGCTGGGGTGGCGTTCCGTCAGGTGCGTTCTGCTGCTCCTGGATAGGCGCCGGCGGAGCTATCGCTCTCCCTGCGGTCTGAGCCGAGAGATCGCCAATGTCCTTGAGGAATACCGGACCACTGGCGGTGGACACGAACCGCCCAATGCCTTTTTCATCGTCGGGGATCTTCATCCCCAGATCCTTTGCTCGAACCTCATTGACGTTCAAAACGCCGCAGTTGATATAGATCTGCCGCTCCTGGGCAACTGACAGTCGGTCATCTTGCTCACCCACGTTCAGGTATGCAAATTGAAGGTTGGGCAAGCCGAAATCCTTGGCGATGATATCACTAAAAATATGCTCGTAATACCTTGCTGATGGTTTCAGGTTCCGCCTGTAGTGAACGGCTTCCTGGGAATCGCCCGAACTTTTGTTCACCTTTTCAGTAAATCCCAATTCCGCCGGCTGAACCTTCCATCCAGCGCAGGACACGTTCAGGAACCACTGCGCCCGATCCAGGTCGAACTTCTCATCTTTGGACGGCTTAGCATTGGCGCCATGTGGCAGCAATATGAACTTATGTTTGATCTCCTGTCGGCCTGACAGTATATCATCATACATATTTTGCATTGTTCTGATCTGATCTGGCGTCCAACCGTCTGGAGACTCAACGAACAGGCCCGGAATTGTCCCCTCTGTGAAATGTTGGAGGAAAAACCATTTGAGTCTGATATCGGTATTGATGTGGAGCAGCATCCACTCCACCGGCGGCAGGCCGTAAGGCGTGTTGGTCCGCGGTCTTTCCGGCTGGTAAACAAAATTATCGGTCGTCGCCCACCACCAGGGCAGGCCCCGCCACCACTGCACGTATGCAGGAGAGGGCGGTTTCGGGGTGCGGCCATGGGCGTCGATCAGCGGCGTCAAGGTTGTTCCATCAACCGGGAGCAGCGCCCCCAGCTTGCCGTTCCGGGTGCGCTCCTTGTAGATCGCCAGGGCATCGAAGGCCAACCGGTCGTAGTCTACCTTTTTGAGCCAGAAGTAGAACGGTGTGGTACCGTCAGGCTTCTCGAAGAACGCCCGCACCTGCTTGATTTCACTGGAGTACTTATCCGTCTCATCTTCGTCCCGAGGCACGATATCCCAGTCCAGGTTCAGGAATTCGTCGATCCGGAGGTCCATACACATCTGAGCCACATCATAGTTGTCAATCAGGCTCCGAATGGTTTTGAAGCTGATCCGCTCGTTCGCCCTGGGCATCTGGGCGATGTTCTGGCCGACCACGTATTGATACTGCCTTGGATCGTCCGTCATGGCATTCCAAGGAGCTATAGGTTGACCAGGAGACAGCGGGGTGCGCATATCCATACCCTGCTGCTCCATCGATGTCTCGACCTGAGTCGGTACCGTCCGGCCGGAGAGAAAAGCCTGATCTACGCCTGCAGATTTGGACGATGGCGGATCGGGTGGTCCGACGAATGACTGCCACGCCTTGGATGCGAAGCTTTTCAAGTTATCTATCAGAGACAAGCTATTGCCTCCCTTCCTTGGCGCGTTCAGCCTCGCCCTTGAGGTATTCAAGCCAGGCGTTGTGTTCGTCTGCGAAGGCCAGCGCCACGGCATCGGCCTTGTCGGGCGAACCCACGCCCCGCTTTTTCATATCCTTCTTAGGCTCGATAACGATCTTGCCTTTGCTGCTGATGGTGTACTTGCGGTTGGTCATCTGACTCAGCAGTTCATCATCCTGCGGCAGTTCGATCTCCTGAGTCTGCAGCAGGTTGCGAACGTTGCCCCAGATCTCGCCGCCCTTATTGTCATAATCATCATCCCGGGATGCCGATCCAAAGTTGACGGGGACGACGTTCAGCCAGTCCAGGTTCTGCTCCCGCTTCTGCTCTTCCAGCTCGTCGGTCACGCCGCCGCCGAGGCCGCCATCGTCAGTCAAGGCGTCGATTGTTCTGCCCGGGTACTGCGCATGCAGATGCTTCGCCTTGTAGACGACGTGGCCGGTGGTCTGTGTCGTGCCCTCTTTCCGGTGCTGCTCCAGGTCGATGATCTTGTTGTCCAGTCTGGTGGCCAGCACGGTTGAATCATCACCGAAGCGGGCGATATCCACGCCGATCCGGATGATCTTCGGCTCCTCGGGGATCACGATCTCTTTCCGCATCGCCCGTTCAATCCAGTCAGACGGAATGAATGAATCAGGCGCCGCCTTCGGGAACAACCCCAGCACCCGGACACGGTAGACGTCTGAATCCTTGCCCCACTTCGAGGCGATGAAGAGGCAGAACTCAGGCGACACCAGCGAGCTATTCTCGGAGTTCAGGGTGGCTGTAGCATAAAGCGCAGCGTCCTTACCGAACGAATCAAAAAAGAACCCGCTGAGTTGTGTCGGGTTTCCGCACATGAAAAGCTTGTTGTCGTTACCACTCAAGGCGCCGGCGACGGGCTGAAATATCTCGTCATCGATACCCGAGGCCTCGTCAATTATGAACAACAGGTGATCAGCATGAAAGCCCTGCAGGGCTTCATTGGTCGAGGCGGTGCGTGCTACCGCGAACCACTCTTCCGGATGCGGGTTGAAGTAAAGCTTCTGAGCCGTCCAGGTGAAGCATGAATCAAGCAGGCTCTGGCGTTTCCACTTGGAGAGTTCTGCCCAGAGGATGTCCGAAAGTTGGTGCTGAGTAGGTGCGGTGCAAGGAATCTTCGGAAACGGCCTGGTCGCCAGGAACCAGAGGATTGCCCAGCTCTCCATCGAGGACTTGCCGGTGCCATGACCTGACTTGATGGCCACGCGCTGCCGGCTGGCCACCTGACGGAGGATGTCGCCCTGATAGTCAGTCGGGGTGGCCCTGATTATGTCATAA